CAGGTCTATTGTGGTCGGCGCAAGCCGTTCTCAATGGGCCTAACCAACAACACAGGCAGGTTGGATTCCCTGTGGATATGGGGCCTAACTCGATCACCGAGGCCGGTATGTTCGGCTCTGTGGATGAGGAGGGCAACATTACAGGTCGCCCTCTTGCGCGTGATATGTGCGGCGGGTTCCTCGGTTTTGAGGAGTTTTCATCCGTTACCGATGCGAGCAAGAAAGACCACAGTATGGATATGAAGAATCAATTGCTCACGTCTACCGACAGTGGTCGTGTCAACAAGCGAATGCGAAGTGGTATCGTTCGATACGAAACACGCTACACTATTTGGGCCGGAACGCAACCCGGCCGATTTGAATTGGAGTCGGGTCTTGACCGACGATTCTTCATCATCGACATTGGTATGAGTCCTGAAAAGGAACGCTTATACAAGGAGGCGCAGGTGCGTAGCAGTAACATGAACGTAGGCACTCGCGTCAGACTTGTCGAGCAGAACATGGCTATCAGAACATGGTTCGCAAAGCGAATGGTTGATGCAATCGCTAACCCTCCCTCACGTTTGGTGTTCGACCCCTCACTTGAGGAGTGGCTGATGCAAGGCGATGTGCGAAGCCACGAGGCAGATCTTTTCCGCCGACTTGCTATTGGGTATCACATGATGAGACCTAATTGGGAAGGTGGGCAGACACTACTCATCAATGTTGATGACAGGCTCAAACTTTTGCTTGACCAATCTTTGCGTATGCGACGTGAGGTTATGGATGCAGATGTCCAACTGATGAAGAATACATTTTGGAATAGTGAATTGACCCGTAGCACTTTGCTCAAAGAAGTGTCACGTATGATTACGATGGGTGACTATCAAGGCGCAAAGCGTTGGGTCGAGGACAACTTAAAGGGGCAACGATGGTATAGTGAATACCGCCCTGAAAGTGAAGGTCGTGGGCGTAAGGGTGTCATGGTCAAGATTGGCCCTCCCGCGCCTAAAGAACACAAGCCTATTACATGGGGGAATGGTCAATGAAATCGAAGAGAGAAATCGAAGAGCGGATCAAGTATCTGTTGGAAGTATCTGATGACAGGTCTGCCGTAATCCAATTACGGTGGGTGTTGGAAGAATCAGACTGCCCTATGTGTGTGCATGATTCATGCTCTGTGTTTGAAACAGAGATACACAACGGTAGTATCACACCCGCATTCTTAGAGCAGAAGATGGGTTGGCCCACAGGCACAGTCGACAGACACATGAAAGAACACGCTAACTACAATACCGATAAGGCTGATAAGATGGAAGAAATGCGTAGTGAGAGTATCAACACTTTAGGCACGGCTGAAGATCTTATGCAACGCATGGTAACATGGCTTGACGAATTGGAAGAGCGTCGTGAGATTGAGGGTATCACATCTGAATGGATTGCTGATGCCACCAAACTGACGGCACAGTGCCACACCGGACTGAAACTCATTGGTCAGTTGAAGAAGGAGATTGGTGTTGATTCCCAACTCTTGCTTGCGGATCGAAAGATGGATGCCGTTATGGGCATCCTCGTTGATACTCTGCGCGACCAACCCAAACTGTTAGATGCAATCGGATTCAGGTTGGCGGCTCTCAAACCTCCTTCCTCTGTGATTGATGCAGACTTTGAGGTGATTGAATGAGTGGTGTAGTAATCTTTACGCGTGATGCCGCACCCTATCGTGTGGGCGAGTATGTAGAAATGTATTCATTCGACTATCCCCCCACCGCACCTGATACAACCTACATCCTACACGACAACAAGTTTTCGGAGAAGGATGCTGAAGGTTGGGTTGACCTTATCCCTTACAGGCTCATCGTAGTAACAGATAAGCAAAGCATAAATACAAATGACGAGCGTGTCTTTGGTGACAAGACTGTTGGAGGAAGAAGTGTGTCATACCGTCGCAACATCGAAGCCCTATTCAAGTGGGCAGATAGGTTACGGGTTTTGCGATACATAGCAACAGTCCCTCTACCTTTGGTATCATCATTCGTGCGTGTGAATCGTGCTGATGACATAGAGACAGGGCGACGTTTAGCCGCATCAAGATTTCATCTACCCGATGAATACACTCATAGCATTCTCGCATATTCAATTCATGCGGGGGCGAGCAAAGTAATATGGCCTAAGAAGCGAGCCAAATTGGCGGGTTCCTCCATTCCCTTCACACGCGCTTCTGACAAGTATGCCGAAGATCTGCTCGCTCTCGCACCCGAAATCCGTAACGAGTTGCGTGACAAGGGTGTTGAAGTGAAGGGCCTGAAGAAAACAAAGGAGAGTGTGACTGAATGGCTCTGATCGGTTGGTTACTTTGCATCCCCTGTGCAATTTATGTATGGAAATGTATGCCTATTCTATTCCCTCCTTTGGTTACTATGTGTTTAGAACATACAGAAATGACGAGTCTTGAAGGTGGTGACAGTTTTATTGATGCCGCTATGTATCTTGATATGAATGGCGACTGAATTATAACATTCCTCCTTGATAGACTTAAATATGACTGCTAACAACAGGAGAATACGACGGTTAATTGTAGAATTACTGTGGATGCACGGTGCAATGACAAAACAGGAGGTCGCTGAAAAGTTACAGGATTATCGGGGGATTAGGCAGGTTCCATCCCCTCAATCACTATCTGCTTTACTATCGAAGAATCCACAAGTGGTTTGTGTTGGGATCGAAAGAGTTGAGACAACAGGTGGGCAACGAGCGCGACACATGAAGTTTGATATTGACAGAAACTTAATACGAAGGGAAGAGGATTTAGAATGCACACGACCAATCAATGCAATGACACCTGCTCAACGCAAGAAGGCAGTCAAGTGTCCACAGTGTGGTCGAACACGAGTCATGCCTCAAGGTGCGAAGATCTGCCTTCACTGTCAAAGGCCGACATCCTTATAAGGTTCAAACTATCAGATAATTTTATGGGAAGAGCAAAGAGTGTAGTCCATGTAGAGTTTGAGGTATTCCGTCATGTCATTATGACAATTGACGTAGCCGACCTTCGCGCACGTATGGTGCCTGAAGGGGATGATGTAGCCGAGAAGCGTTTTGATAAAGGTGTGGCGTCGGCGGCAGAGTTGATAGCGAATCTTGCTATGCGCCGCCAACACAGACTACCTGAAGATCATGCCGCATATATCGCAAAGGGTGAGTGACATGAACATATTTATCTTAGACACTAACCCCCATGTTGCGGCACGTATGCAATGCGACAAGCACGTTCCTAAGATGGTTGTAGAATCAGCACAGATGATGGCATCAGCCCTGCGCCGACACGGTGCTACCGATGACATCATGCCTCTCACACAGAAAGGCACACCCTACAAGGGTGGCTACCACCACCACCCCTGCACAGTATGGGCAGGTGACAGTCGCATGAATTACATTTGGCTATGCCGTCACGCAGTCGCTTTGTGTAGCGAATATACTAAACGCTTCGGCAAGACTCATGCTTGCTACGCACCTATCATGCACATGCAACAACATTACCATCTCATAGATGACTCACCCTTGACAACATTTGCACAGGCTATGCCCGAAGAGCATAACCACTCCGATGCAGTCAAGGCATACCGATCCTACTACCATACCAAGACATTCGCCAAGTGGGAGAAGGGAACACCTGCCCCCGATTGGTGGAATGTTGATAAAGTAAATACTACGGAGGTTGAGGCATGAATTACCCCGCAACAATTACTTGTAAGATGTGTGGGGTGGAGACACCCAATCCTATCCTTGAGCAGACAAGAGGCTTTGTAGTGTTCTCTACGTGTCAATCTTGTCGTGATGGTTTGTTGGGTCGCTTCGGTCGTAACGCACGTAAGAGTAGAGTTGTGGCCGCACCTGTCATAGAAGAAGTCACGCGTGACCCTGTAATGCCTTCACGAGCGACGGAGAAGAGTTTATTGAAAACATATCTTAATGAAGAGTGGGGTTGGTTGTGATGGATTGGGTGTGTTGGCTTCTAGGTGCATTGGTTTTCATTATCATGTTGTTTCAGCAAGCCATTGAGCGTTCAATGTATGTGCAGAGAGAAGATGAGAAGATGCACTTCTTCGATGTTCTTGATGAGGGGTGGAAGAAGTGACTGACTACGTTACACAGGAACAGTTTCGCGTTGTGTTACTTGCGCTAATGGATGCACAGAATCGTATCGCTAAGTTGGAGGGACGGCTATGAAGGACATTTGGTGGAATAAGCACAGGCCCAAAACTCTCGGTGAGTTTGTTGGGCAAGACAAACTGAAGTTAGAGTTTCAGAATATCCTCGGTGGTAACTCGATGGGTGAAGGTATGCAACACTACATCTTCCACTCACGCGAAGCAGGGACAGGCAAGACTTCTCTTGCGTATATCATTGCCGACGTTATGGGATGGCAACTACACCAATTCAATGCAAGCACAAAGGAACAACGAGGCATTGCTTTCATCGAGGAAGATGTAATTCCTCTCGCCTCGATCGGTCTTGAGAGTATCATATTCCTTGACGAAGCAGACCAACTCACACCTGCCGCACAGTCGGCACTCAAGGGTGTGATTGAGAATAGCCCTGCTTACTTCATCCTCACATGTAATGAGTTGACCAAAGTCTCGACGTGGCTTCAGTCACGTTGTCAGGTTCGCACATTCCAACCTATCGAACACGATGCTATGGTGAGTCGGCTACGAGAAATTGCTGACAAGGAGAATCTGTGGATGGGTGACGATGAGAAAATCAAGATGATTGCGGAGGCACATAGCGGAGATCTTCGTAATGCTATTGGTGCTATGCAGACTGCATCCTACATGGGTGACAAGGAGGCACGGCAGTTTATTTTGGGTATCGGACACGGTGATATTGACGCCGGTAAGATACTACGGCTTGCTTTCAAAGAGCGAGCATTCGATGAAGTTATGAGTGAAGTCAAGTCTATGGACACCCTTGATTTGATCCACTCTGTTTTTACATACGGTATCAATTCTCCCGCGACAAATGAGGCTAAGTTGACCCTTATTGATGCGGCTATCACATCACGACGTGACCTTCTGATGGGGGTTGAGGACGTGTTTGTCAAGCACAATTTTGTGCGAATGTTAGTCGACCGTCAAGGTTATAAGGAAAATACTTCGCAAGATAATTTGCCGTTGGAGGCACAAAATTAGGAAGTGAAAAGAAATGAGTTATGAAGAAGTTGTTGAGAGAGCGGCTAAGAACATTGGTGTTGAACCATCTGTTCTAACAGGTCGTGCAGAAACAGTGCTTGAAGAAAACAAACAGGATTGGCTTAACGCCGGACGTTCTGAAGATGACGCGCGAGTCATGGCCCTTCGGGTCGCCGCTCGCCTAATCCGTAGTGACGTTGACCGTGCGAAGAAATCCGGTTGCGAAATGTATGAGGGTATGTTCATTAGCGTCCCTCGCTACAAGGATTGGGCAGATCTCGCCTACAATAAGATGGCGGGAACCCTTTCGACTGCGAATGATACTATGATTAAGAGTCTCGTATCAAGCGGTCAAGTTGTTGTTTTCAAGAAGAACGGAGACAGTTGGACTAAGCATTCAAACCCCGCGCTTGACGCGAAGAATGCTTTCAGCGAAGGCTACACTACAAGTGAGGTTAGCGATTTGCCTAACAATCATCGGTTTGCCGATGGTTCTACGGACACCGCATTCTTCCTTGTTTGGGACAAGTCAAGTCCTACATGGCCTTCCGGTGATTCCAACTTCAAATATGGATCACCTCGACCCCAAAAGGAATTGTCGCGCAACTGCACATTCCTTGGTCGTGAGCAGGGAACAAGTGGTAAGCCTGTTGTAATGTCCGTTCGCCTAAATGGTGAGTTGGCGCAGACTGCATACCCTACCTACGTCCCCGGAACAATCGCCATGAAGGGCGGTAAGAACAACACCGCATACGGCAAAGCCAACGTGAGTGTGTTCAACCGCAATGATGATTTGGCGAGTATGTTTGATGGCCCTCCTTCAGATTTGGTAGCCGATTTGGTTACTGCTCGATTGGACAGTCTTGATGACATCACCCAATTCGTTAACGAGAACCGAGACAAGGACGGTTGGTGGGACACACTTGTCGCCGTGAACACGGAGGTCATTCACATTGACCCTCGTGACCGAGGTGGCTTTATCGTGACCTGCGCAGACCTTGACCTTGCTTCGATGGCACCTTCTGTGGACGTTTATGTTCCCGCAGAACACGAGTCACTCGTTGACTTCGGTGTCGGTTCAACACTTATGCTTGTTGGTAGTGCATGGATTAGTCGTGACGCTGAACCCCGCATGTCCGTTACAGGATGGTGGTGCGCTTCGGCAATCCAACCCTCAAGTGACGGCGGGTGGGATGAGTGAGAGCCTGTGGTGACTTTGTTCTAATCCAAATGGCCGATGCTGAAACTGCATCCGGCCTACGTATTTTGGGTTACAATCAGGCCACCATCCTAAGTGTTGGCGGTGCGGTATCGTCCTCTGTTGAAGAGGGCGACCGCATTGCCTTCTTAGGTGAGGCACACCCGATCGTTGGTGATGTATTGGCTATCCATTCCTCTGATATTGTGGCGGTGATTGAGTGAGTAACGAAATCCTACATGGTTCAGATGCGAAGGAGAAGATCTTAGCAGGTATCAACAAAGTTGCTGATACTGTCAAGCCTACCCTCGGCCCAAAAGCCCGAACAGTTGTGCTTGAGCAAAAGACTACATTCCCTATGATTCTAAATGACGGGGTTAAGATTGCCGGTGCAATCCACGATTCAGACCCCTTCGTAAATATGGGTGTGGGGCTTATCCAACAAGTTGCACGAGAGGCACAGAGTGGGGCCGGTGACGGCACAACCACTTCCATTATTATCGCACAGGCGTTAGCAAACGAAGGCATGAAAATGATTCGTGAAGGTGCTGACCCTGTGAAACTTAAGTTGGAAATTGAAGAAGCCGCAGAACATGTCATTGATTACCTGACAGACCTTGCGGTAGAAGTAGATTCCAATGACCTTATTGATGTCGCTACAATTGCGGCTAACAACGATGAGGTTTTGGGCAATCTAATCGCTGAAGTATTCAAGGAAGTCGGATCGAAAGGTGTTGTGACTATGGAACGTGGTCACACAACGCAGACAGATTACCAATTAACTGAAGGTGTTCAGATTGAGAGAGGATTCTTGAGTCCTGTTATGGTCACTAACCATGAAGCAGGGACATTTGATGCAGAGAGTCCTTTGGTATTGATTTCCAATCATACGATTAACAATTTCCATGAGTTAGTCCCTGCCCTTGAAGCGTCAGTTGAGTCGGGTCGCCCCCTTCTCATCTTCGCAAAGGGATTGCAGGGTAACGCCCTTCCTAACCTGCTTGTGAATATCATGCAGGGACAACTACGTGCCTGTTTTGTAAAGGCCGTTGGTTGGGGTGACGATTTGGATAATTCCCTAAGAGATCTTGCCGCCCTAACAGGTGCGCGTATGATTGATGCTACTCTGAACATGCAACTCAAGGACATTACACTTGATGATTTGGGTGTATGTGTCAAGGCAGTTGTTGACCAACGTAAGACTGTATTGGTTCACGAAATGAACAATGAACAGGCTGAATTATTCAACACATATACATCTGATTTGCAGAAGCAAGCAGATGCTACTGCTGAAGATTGGGACAAGCAGAAACTACTCTCACGTATCGCCGCCCTAACAGGTGGTGTGGCAGTTATCCGTGTGGGTGCGGCTACCGAAGTTGAAATGGCTGAAACAATGGAACGTATTGACGATGCTCTTAACGCAACTAAGGCCGCTCTTGAGGGTGGTATAATCCCCGGCGGTGGATCCGCTCTTGCACACGCTAACGAGTTGGGTGATTCATCAGGCAACTTCTACGTCACAGGTTCGATGACGGATGGTGACAGGTTGGTCGGTATGGCTATCATGCAACCCGCAATCACAATTGCTAAGAATGCAGGTCACGATTTGGATTACTCTATCATGTGTGAGGATGAATCCTCCGGCTACAATGCAATGACAGGAGGCTACGAAGATCTTTTGAAGGCGGGTATTGTTGACCCCCTCAAGGTAACTACTTCTGCCCTTCGGTCGGCAGTATCAATCGCAAGTTTGGTTCTGATGACAGAGGCGGCAGTCCCTCTAAGATTGGAGGTGGCAAACGAATAAGGTTCATGGTGGGGTCAACGGGAATCTCTTCGCATTAGCAGGGGGCTTGACCTGCTCTTGTATTTCCATACATCCTAAACAACTCCGTTGGGTTATCACATTGTTTCCCCCGTAGTAATTGGGTTAGAACCCTCCCTCACCACCAACCTTATAAGTCAAATACTTCACAGTTAATTTTACTGAAAGGTGATAAAATGTCATGGGCAAAAGCAGTTGAGAAAGAAGAAGAAACAGGGCCAAAGTATGATGCGGATTACTACCGCAACCTATACACGCAGGGCAAGACGGCGAGAGCCACATTGCGACCTGTGAGAATGGCTCTTGTAGGTAAAGAGAACACAACGAAAACAGGACTATCAATGAGCCTTGCGCGAGCAGGTGGTAATGATGGGACTATTCACATTATGGACTTCGACAGTAGTGCGGAGAACACAATTGATTACGTGTGTAAAGATGATGATGATGTCGTCGTTCATCGAATGTTTGATGAGTTAGACGGTAGTATTTTTCACGAGGATAATAGCACGAATTGGGTAGCCTTGATTGACAAGGTTTCATGGTTCGTCAGCATGATTGCGGAGGATGCCAAAGAAGGCAACGTCGCGGCCGTGATCTTCGATGGTGGTTCCACGTTTATGAAGTGGTGCGAGTTTGCTATGAGCCGCATTCTACGTGAGCGAGAGAAGGCACCTATTGATATGGACAGTGACAAGTTCAATCAGGCCGAATGGCGTGTGCGAAACAAGTTGTTCAAGAATACGATTCAGCGTGTCAATGCACTACCTGTGTCACGAATCTTTTTCACATTCCACTTGAAGGACGTGAAGAATTACGTGGACATTGGTAACGGATCGAAAGGTCTGATGAAGGTTGGCGAGAAGGTTGATTGGGTCGAAGGCACTCAACGACTATTCTCACAACAGATTTGGCTTCAGCGATTCATGCAGAAAGAAGATGTAGCGGCAGGTGTTCAACCTGATGAAAGCCTCGGCCCTAACGATTGGGCAGTCAAAGGAACCATCGAGGAAATGAAGGGTCGCTACACTGAACATCTAGGTGAGACTCACACAATCATCGAAGTCAAGGATGGTAATGTTGGTTGGAATGGACTACCTTTCCTCACATGGGAGAGTGAATCCAATGAGTGATAGTCCCCTTGATGATATGCCTGAAGCGAAAATACTTGAGGCTTTGGAACAGATCTCAACATTTGAAAAACAATTTGTTGATTTGTCTGCGGCTCACGTTAGGGCGTTAAAGGATATTGCTATCCTTGCTACATCCATTTCAAGTATCATTGATACGGTTATGAAGATTGAAGGTAACACTAACATCCTTGCAGATTATGATTGGTCTGAAGTAAGGTCGGTGATTTCACGGTATCGAAACCATTGAACAGTCCTTCAAAGTGGCCCCCCATACCAAAATGTCCGGCCTGTTCGACAGGCTACATGATTTTGAGACAGGGTGTGTTTGATTGTGGTTGTGGTTTCGCAATCAGTGAAGATAGTTGGCTCAAGGAATGGCGTAAGAAGGTAGGGATGAAGGATGAATGAAATAATCGCCTTCATCCCCCTTTGGATCGCAGGGTTCCTTATTGGCTTCTACGCTAAGAAAATCAATCAGTGGTTAGAAGAAGAAGAAGCGATAGTAATAAATACAAAATACGGTGATGATGATATATGGCACAAGTAAATGGAAATGAATTGACTAAGTTGCTTAAGGCAACACAGAGGAAACAGAATATCAACGGTAAGCCCATTTCGCAGGTAGTGTCCTGTGTTTTGGTAGTAGGCAAGAACACACTCTCCACTACATCGTTAGTGCGGGATGGCAAGACATCATTGTCTCACTTCTCAATCCCTTGTGAGAGTAGTGGCCCTGCCGGTATTCCTGTTCCTGATATTGACAGACTCCTCGGAGTCCTCAAGTATCACGGTAATACCGTGTCTCTTGAACACGACCAAAAGCAAGATAAGTTGCGTATTGTTTCAGGTAAGAAGCAGACTACCCTTAAGACCAATATGGGTGCGCTTGCATACCCTAACAGTCGTGATACTATCAGTGATTGGGCCGACAAGAGTGAGAAGTTGGCGAAGAAGATAACTCCTCAAGGTTACGTCATGGGCGACGGCACAACGCAGAAACCTATGTTCACAATAATGTTGAATGGGACAGATCTTTTTGAGGCTCTCCGATGTGACGCTATGAATGGGCAGAAGTTGAACCGCTACACATTTAGTGTGGAAAGCAAGAACCTAATGTTGAGTGTCGGATCGGAATTGAAAGGTGCTACCGAATCGTTTTTGGGTTCGGTAGATGTAGATGATTGGTCGTGGTCATTTGAAGGTGGTCTCGATAATGTCGTAGCAGACATAACCGAAACAGTCTGCCTCCATTTCTATGATTTCCGAGAACACAATCAAGGCATCCGTATGGTTCTATGGTTGAATCATGGTAAGTCGTGGGTGTATCAAGCAGGTGTAGTAGCATGAAAGGAAAACGGGCAGGTCGTGGCAAACGCCACATGCGTTTTCGTAACAGGTGCTATGAATTACTCAAGCACGAGAATCGTTGGATGACTGCTCACGAGATCTTCACGGCATTCCTAGATGGACACCCAAAAACTCTCACTGTCGATGGGTATGTGAGCCATCCTAAATACATCCCAAGTGCAACAAGTGGACAACTCACACATATCCTAAAGTGGGATGATAGATTTGAACACAGGAAGAGCATTAGAGGGCCTACTTCTACTGCCGACCAAAACCGTTACAACACAAGTAACCCAAAGCACATGATAACACAATGGAGGGTTAAGGATGAAGATAGCAGTTGACCTATGTTCAGGTGGACACGGTTGGACTTGCGGCCTTGATCCGAAAAAGTGGTTTGTCATATCCGTTGAGATTGATGAGAAGTTAGATGCCACTATCCACGCAGACCTTACCGACAAAATGACCTTTGTCAAGATACAGAACGAGTTGAAGAAGCACCACAGACTATTCCCCGACCTTATCCTATTCTCCCCCGAATGTAAATCATTCTCTATTGCAGGGTGTAGAGCGCATTGGACGCCACCACCCGAAAGGAATCCTAAGAGTCTTGCCGCCGTGAAAGGTCTTGACCTTGTTCACAGTGGTCTCGACATCATTAGGATGTTCGTAGAATTGGCAAAACCCACTGATGAAGTGTTGTGGGTAATGGAGAACCCTGTCGGTCTCCTACGCAAAATGGAATGTGTTGAGCGTAAAGTGAACAGAATGGGGGCAGTAAGACACACTGTTGCTTACTGTCAATACGGTCACAACACACAGAAGCCGACAGATCTTTGGACTAACATAACATGGTGGAAGCCTCGCCCTATGTGCAAACGTGGCTCTCCTTGCCACGAAGCGGCACCACGCGGTAGTCGTAGCGGCATTCAGAAAAGTATGTCCTACCTAAGCCGTTCTCTCGTTCCTCAAGAATTATCGAGGGAGGTGGGAGAGGTATGTCTAAATACAAACTACGGCCCATCATGGATGTGAACAATATGTCAATGAAAACAGTTTTAGCAGAAGCCCCGTCGGTTAGCGATATTGTATCGGCCGGTGGTAGAATAGAAATGAAGAAAGATGGACAAGTGTATTACGTTGAGGTCAAAGCAGGGTTGAAACCTTCAGGGTCTTACCGTAATGCCGAGTGGCTACAAGAGCATTATGTCGACAAGGGTTTGACTATGCAAGAGTTGGCTGATATGTTCAACGTGACACCCATGACGATTTATGGGTGGCTTCAGAAGCATGGTATTGAAACTCGTGGTCGTGGACGAAGGGCGTGAGCAGTATGATTGTTGAGCATGACAGAGGGAGGGAGGTCTTGATCCGGTATCGAGACCCTACCACTCTGAAACGCTTGACACATCGTATTCAGCAACACCCTTACTTCTTCGTTCATCGGGATGAAATGCCTTTGGATGATGAGGGTTGGGCCTACGCGAAAGAGCAGGGAGTATCTTCAGTTGTGGATAAGGGACACAAGGGTGTTGGCGGTGAGCCTCTACTCAAGGTGTCCTGTCACTATCCCTCCAACGTGATGGATATACGAAACAACTTCAAACAGACGTGGGAGGCGAATATCCCTTTCACTACGAGGGCTTTGGCCGAGTCTGATTTTGAAGTCCCCATGTATGACCACAGAGTGTGGTCACTTGACGCTGAATGGTTAGTGGACAGTGGTCGTATCAACATGATTACTGTTCACGATTCCTACACGGACAAATTATACACATGGTTCATCAACATTGATGACGAGTCTCACAAGAAGGTTAGCGAAATGAAATGTGTTGACCATCCCGAAGGTCTTGAATCAATCCATTTCGATCCTCACGCAGTCCAATGCACAAATGAGAAGGAGTTACTCACACTCTTTGCGCGTAAGATGATGGAACACGACCCTGATGTCTTGATGGGTTGGTATCTTGTCGGTGCTGACATAAAGCAGATAGCGGGCAGAATGCGGGCAAACAAATTGAACCCCGCAATCATGTCCCCAATGCGTAAGCACCGCTACGACTATGGTGATTGGGAACAACCAATCCCCGGTCGTATTTGTTTCGACCTGATGCTTGGGTTCGTCAAACTGTGGACTGTCAAGAATGGGCAACTCCCCGGTCGCAAATTAGATGACGTGGCCGCTATCGCATTGGGAGAGCGCAAGGTTGAGTTGGACAATGGTCACGATACCTACTACACAGATCTTGCGACCTATATTGACTACAACCGACAGGACGTGCGGTTACTACCCCGACTCAATGATATGCTCAACTGCCTCAATCACTATCTTACTCTCATGCACCTATGCAAGTCCGACTTCCGTGCTACGCCACACGTCACCAAACTGACTACGGCACTACTACTGAACGACGATTTATGGGTTCACCGAATACCTACAAGACCGCAACACGCATACGTGCCTTATAGCGGTGCTGATATTATGGAACCTGAAGCCGGAGTGTATGAAAATCTCGGCATCCTCGATATTCGTGCCATGTATCACAGTAACGTGAATCTACACAACATTTCATGGGAGACTCTCTCCGAGGATGGTGTAGATTGTGGCAACGGTATTCAATTCCACCAAAATGAACAGGGTGCAGTAGGTCGCCTGATGGATTATCTGACTAACCTACGTAACGAATACAAAGCAAACAAGAAGAATGCGACCGATCAGAACGAGGCGAAGAAGTGGGATGCTATGCAGTATGCAACTAAGTCCCTTATCGCCTCTCTCTACGGGGTGTGTGGTGATGAGAAGTATTCACTGTATCACCCAAAGGTCGCTGACGCTATCACATTCACAAGCAGACAGACATTAGGGCGACTTCGTGACCTATGCAATGAGAAAGGAAATGAAGTAGTGTATGGTCACACCGACAGTGTTTTCGTGCGCATCAACAACCCCGATGAAGGACTGAAACTGTGTGAGGAATTGAATGTTACCATGCACCCTATTGTGATTGAGTTTGAGCGTTGGGCAGAAAGTATGCTCATCAAAGCGAAGAACCGATATGCGGGTATGGTGACGTGGGTCGAGGGTAATCATTTGGATGAGCCTGACTACTACGTCAAGGGTATTGAGTTGAAACAGGCTCGTATGCCCAAAGCAATGAAGGACACTATGATGACAACCCTACGGGGTATTCTACACGGTAAAACACAGGATGAAGTCAGTGACGAGTTGTGTGGTTTGATTACACAGATTACAAATGGTGAAATGCCTATCGAAGATCTTTGCATGAAGGGGTCTTTGTCGAAACCATTGCATCAATACAACACATTATCAGGCACATCAGCCGCCGCAGATTGGGCTTACCGCAATTTGGGGATCGAATACGGAGAGGATGACTACTTCCTATGTCTATTGGATGAGGAAGGTAAATACATCGGGTTTGATAAGCCTGAACAGATACAAGGATTAGCCAAAGTAGGCTACAAACACATAGCACAACGATTCATCGTCAACAAGGCATCTGACCTTTATGACGTAGTAGGGTGGGATATGACGCCACTGATGGTAGCAATGGAGGGGAAGCAGAACGTAGTGTGGCTTTGACCATATAACCCAAATACTTTTCAGACCCACAGACAATGGGTATGTGATGACTTATGGATTATACCGACATGGTTAAATACAACTTCTCGTGTTATTATTGTCGTGAGCCGCACTCACTATCGGACTTGAGCCATTTTGACCCAATTGATCCGGCAGACCCCGAGTATTCAGACGTAGCCCCAATTTGTGTATATTGTGTTCAACAGATGTGTGAAGCGGCCATAGGATTTGATGAAGATGAGTGATATTTTAATGCCCGGGCAGGGTGGTAAGAGACATAAGAGAAAGATGACGGCTAACGAAGTCCACAACGAATTAGTAAATCTACAAAATCATGTAGGTCAATTCGCTCGTGCAGTTGGGAATGATTTCCAACAATTCCAAACGCTAGTCATGGCCCTACTCGATGAGTTGGGTATGGTAGAAGAATATGAGTGCGGTAAATGCAATCAGAAGGAAATTATGATTCCTAAGATGAAAAGATTAGAAATTGTCCCCCAATGTCCCACTTGTGGTGAGATCTTAGTGGATGAGAATGAAGAAGAAGAGTGATACTTAAGTATCAGAACAGATGTAGCAGGTAGTAGTGATAGAAATGTCAAAGGTATTGGTTATTGGTGATGAAAAGGCTCTTGCGAAAGCAATTGAGAAGCATGGTGCAATTAACGTATGGTGGGCTGAAGATTATGGCCCATCAACACGTCGAATCGGTGCATCAGTAGGTCTTGACCGTTACAGTTATGCGGGATCGGAAGCCGACCAAGAAGCATTTGATATTGTTATTGGTGGTGAAAAGAAAGAAGCACCAAAGAAGTCATCTAAACCTGCTCAAAAGAAAGAGCCGGTGAAGAAGGATGACGGAAAAGAGTCTTGATTATTACAAGAAGAAGGGGCATTACAACCCCATCGAAGCCGAACGGTTAGGTGTCCCACTTAGGGTGTCTAAGTCTTCGTTTATGCAGTATTTATGGTGTCCCCGCCAATTTTGGTGGAACCATGTAATGCTACCTGACGTTCGCCCACCACCCACAGAGGCTATGCTTCGTGGGACAGAGGTTCACGACGCTCTTGATGAGGCTTATGACAATTGGGAGGGAGAAGATCTTCCCCTACCTGTGTCAGACGATGCCGCTTACATTACTCTCATTGAGATGGAGAATCAACGCCGCCAATTGTGGGGTGAAGAGCATTTCATCCCGATCGAGCATGAGATTCACCACGAGGTATATGACCCTGAATTGAACATTGTGATGGTTGGTCGTATGGATGCACTCTATCGTCACCCTGATGGGGGACTCGTTCTCGGTGAGTTGAAAACCGGCAACATGGGTGACTCTAAATTGAGCAAGACTCGCAAGGAATTGTGCTTCTACATGCGTATGTTACAACTCATGGGTGTTGAAGAAGAAGTGACTCACTTCTATTATATGACACCCGACTGTGACAACGCTACTTTCGTTCAGAAGATCTTGGAGAAGAAGAAGCCCCCTGTAACTTTCATGGGAGAAACGCAGGGTTTAGCCATTCTTGAGCCGGTTTCAAAGCGTTCTATCAATGCTTTTACGAAATCCTTAAGAGTCGCAATAGACGGTCTAAGAGGGCAAGAGTGGCCGATGAAGTGGAATGATTTTACATGCCCTCAATGGTGTGATTACTCCATCTCTTGCGATAATGAAAGATTGGGTATATGATAACGTTTATATTCAAAATACTACAAGGTGATACTATGACAAAATGGGCAGTAGCGTGTGCAAAATGCGCAAGTAATGATTTCAAGAATGAGAAGAAGCAGTATATGGTTACAGGTGATGTTGACAACCCTCACGGTGAAGTTATCGTGATGGCGGAGTGCATTGATTGTGGACATGTTCAGTGTGTAGTGTGAGGGTTCCCCATGCTATCGTTTCCGCGTGAGATAGGATTGAAACGTCAGTTGTGTGATAGTAAAGGACAATTTACAAATTACATTGACAAGTTGGGTAGTAGGACTTCTTGCTACACTTCTCTGTATCACTATGAACGCATTTCTCCTGATGGAAATAGAGTCGATTATTCCTCTGTTGTGTATGACCGTGCATGGTGGGACTTTGATGAAGGGCATCGAGGTGACATTAGTGCCGTCAAGGATGACGTGTGGACGTTGCTACAACGTCTTGAGGGTGACGTGCGTGTAGTAGCCACAGGACGTGGCTTCCATGTGCATCAGATGTTCAGTGAACACCTCACAGGCCATGAGTGGGAGAGGAAACTTGACATCTACCAACGATCCGTTGCTGATGGACTACCTACTCTTGACGGCGTTGGGCATGGCAAGAAGTTGACGCGCATTCCCTCCACTTACAACCCCAAGAGGTGGCGTTGGGCGGTGAACATTGATGTCTCCGCGTTTATGGCCGACCCTCACAATTACAAAATCCCACTCAAACCTGACTCGTCTTTGGATTGGTCAGACCCCTTCACAGGACAGGAAGTGACTGAAGGATTCCACTTCTCTGATTGGTGCGATAACAACCCCCTACTATTCAAGGAGAAGCCATTATTCTTCACAGATCTTCCGGCAGTCCTACCTGTCGCGGGGGAGGGCGATATACCTATCCCTCCTTGCCTTGAGGCTCACATCCACCACCCTAATCCCCCTCACCATGTGCGTGTAGCACTTGCGCAACACCTATCAGAAAATCTAAGGTTGTTCGCACCTGTCGCAACCCTGTCGAAAGACCACAAGATTTCAATTGAAAATCAAATTACCAATTACATTCGCAAACTAAATTGGCGTGACTTCAATGAACACGAAACAAAGAAGCACGTTCGATCCATACTCAAGTATGACAGAAGCCCCTCTTGTGCGTGGTTCAAGGCCCGAAGTATGTGTAGTGGCCCTTGTTGGAGATACGATTACACCATTCCTATGGAGGGAGAACAGTGAACTGCCCATACTGTTATAAGTCAAAGGGTTTTGTTGAGGTTCACGGCGCAAAAATGTGTCTGACGTGCGGTGCAAAGGTTGTCGGTTGTTGCGGTGAGGACGGTTGTATTATATGACATTATCATTAGAGGAGGCTTTGAAGATGCCAAGAGTAAGAGATGAAAATGAATTGAGAATGATGCTCAGGGAGGCTCAACATTTGAAGAATGAGTGGGCGCGGTGGCTTGAAGATCCTGATTGTAAGGGAGACAGGAAAGCATTCGCTGAAGCCGTTCGTAACTACAACGCGCTCAAAGGAGTCGTTCAGTGTCTACAATGGACACTCCATTTCCCCAACGTAGAAGATCCTCTGTGGTAGGTGTTATAACCCACCCAATTTTTCTAACAATTATGGTTCTCTATGTGGATGACCGAGAGAACAATGTCGTTATCCACAAACTTTTCGCGCGACTAGGCGATAGAGACCAAACCTCAAGAGGAATGGTTCAGGTCAAAAGACTGCCTTCAGCCGACTATGTGATCGGAGATTGGGGGATTGAAGCGAAGGAAATTAATGACCTATACCATTCTATCCTCGGTCACGGTCGCTCACGAACAATCGTGGGTCAACTTGTAGATCTTGAGAAGGACTTTGAGAAGCCTATGCTTGTCGTGTATGGTAGTCATTTCAAACCCTTCATCCCCGGCCGCAAAAGACGACCCAAAAAAAGCGAATTGGAAAATGAAATCAAGCGTATGAAACAGACAATCCTAAACTTCAAAACCACTTTCCAATTGAGATTTCCCAACATTCAATTCATGCAGTTTGACACTATGGATGACTTTGTTACATTCCTTGTTACTGCCCATACACAAAAACTTGTGATCGGGGTGGACAAGCCTACTATTCAGGCACCAAAAATTATGAATGACCACCCACAGGTCTTAGCCTTGTCATCCCTTCCGGGGATTACACAACAACACGCTCAAGATCTACTAGAGAAGTTTGGTTCCCTCCGCAATATACTACGTCTACGTACTTCGCAAAAACAACTAATGGAAGTCGCAGGTATAGGTCGCAAAAAGGCTAAAGACATTCTTTCATTGAGAGAAAAATACTCAATCTAACCCTCTATCCATAACGGTTCTCTTACCATCACTATTTCTACCGTAGGTAGAAACTAGAGGCTTTGATGGGATAGAGTCTCTTTCGTATGTGACTTGAAGAGTATGCAATCTAATCGAAGAGAAGTATAGGTCATCATCCCCTGTCCCTACCTTACGTGTGATAGTTACTTTGAATCTTGTCCCTGCGATATGTGGGACAGTTGTTTTTGGTAAGAGAGTAATACTGCTCGCATCTGTTCCGGCACTGATAGTTGTGGTATGTTCCATACTCAAGCCTGTGTCTATGTTCTCAAGTTTAGTATAGATGACTGCTGAACCTGTTGTGTTGCCCAAACTTGCCTTTGCTACAATACTGATTGAGTTATTCTTCACGGCGTCACGCGGCATACGTATAATCATTACATGTGAAGATTCTGATTTTTCACCTGCCGCAGTTGAACCGGGGAGGATGATTCCCTCTTCTGTCGCTAGAGCATCACCACTTGATGTTGTAACACTATCAACAACACCCATGCTATGGGTCTCCGAAGGTGTGTTTTTCGGCTTACTCGATCCCAAAACCTTTTGAACGCCGTCGTAAGGCAAATCCATTTTACCTTTCATTCTTTTCAAAACGCCCTCTGATAGTCTGTTGACACCTACCTTGTCTGTGGTTGTAGATTCATACGGTTGGTTGGACTCATGTCTAGTGGAAGCACTTCCAGACGCATGAGAACCTGTTGCATGACCTGTCCTGTTACTGCCAGACCTTTCACTACCCAAAGGTGTCCCCGGAAGATCATGTGTTGGGGGCAGTAATGGTGGGTTAGGGTCGCCGTATGGTGGCATTGGTGGTGGTCTGTTGGGTGGAGGTAATGTTGGCGGTAGTAGTGGTGGGTCAGTTCTTCCCCCACCCTTTCTGCCGGGGTTGATATTCGGGAAGATTGTTCCTACCACTGAATTAGTTGCGGCAGATTCGTCACTTGTTAATTTCAAATCAACTTTTTCTTTGTGTCTTGAAATAGACCAATTAACACTTGAAATTGTAAGAGGGGTATTTGTCAGACCCAAATGACTATCAGTATATGTGACGTATGTTGCTGGGATGAAGTTAAGATCATCTGTGATGTGTAGTCGTGGTGCATACCACATAGCACGACCATGTGCGCCACCACCATAAATCCCTCCCCATGTTTCATCAGCATAGATTCCCAATGGGAATATACTGTGTGCGTTAAATGATGCACTGTAACTTAGTGTAGCCGAAGCGTGTTTAGGTTTTCTGATTGCTGAACTCAATGTCCCATCTGTGCTACCACACCTATATTTCAATAGAGAGTGTAAGTAATCGTAATTCACAGAAATTACTATCTTCTTGCTTCCAGCCGCAGACCAATAAGCAGAGGGAATGCCGATTTCAATAAAACCATTTCCTGTTACATCAACAGTCGACACACCTGTTCCGGTGCTACCACCTGCGTAACTACTGAATAACATTGGTGTAGCCACGTTGTCACCTAATCTGTAAGTGTCAGCAGATGCAGTAGCACCATAACCAGCACTCTTTGTCGTATTGAATACCGGATCAATGAACTCAACTCTAAACTTTGGCGCAGTATCGGTGCCTGTGTTTGTTGGTGTAATACCTATTCTCAAGTGATTACCTGATGTTTCAGACACATAAGGCATACCGTGTGGTATGTGAACTATCTGCATAGCATAGGACACACTCTTAGAACCGTAATGCCCATACCACTCGTTCCATGAATAGACCCCTGTGTTGGCGGCGTTATCGGCCAATGTGGTTAGATTATTTGCCCCATATCCATAAGTGCTTGATGAGGTATCAGCATTGTCTAAGTTACCATCAAAAGCATTCACCATTCCGGGGAAATGGCATCCACCCAAACCTGCGTTTAGGTCGTGCATGTGCAATCCCCATGCCCTTATACACTGATCCGCAACATAACCAAATCTAGCATCCTTCAACATGGTGTCATTGCTCAATGGATTAAGGGTATGCCCATCACTATGCCTAATCACTTGAGCGTCTATTTGGTATTTTGTTGAAGCGTGTTTTTGGAACTCGGTCTTAGCAACTGCTAAAGCCTCTTCTTTATTTCTGATACTATCGGAATGAATAACTTCCCATCTTCTTCTATCGGTATCTGTCATCAATTGTTCCCCCGGATAGTCGGCAAATGACAGACCATTATTGTAATACACACGAACATTGTTGATTCTATCATTCTGTATCGTCATGTTACTCACTGTCAAATTGTCTCTATTGAACACCCAACCACTATTGTATTTGGGCCTCAAATCAAACTTACCATCACGACCAATCAACCATGAGAAACTAGTATTGAGTCCACCACTACCAACAGATGATGACTTCTGAATATCACCGTAGATCTGCAAAAGACTTGTTCCACCTGTTCGGTAGTCCAAAACCGTTCCGTAACTATCTTTTGTAGTAGATCCCGTTTGTAGAGTGTCCATATTGATTGTCACAGGGACGTTGTTTAAGTCAGAAATTACGTGCGACCCGTTCTGAAGCAACCATGAGCATACAAATGGAATGTTATTCAGATAACGAACCTTATCTGAATGGTAGTATGTTCCTACGTTTGGTGCCTCAACATACCCATCAACTTGCATCATTAGTTTGAGAGGGTAAATGTTGCTACAACTACTGTAAAACGTAATTTCATCATATACTTGTGGAGTATTATTCGCAATACCTTCACCTTTCAAAAACAAACTGAACTCCGATCCTGTGGCATTTCTGAAAATGTAGTCATCAATTGCGTGTGTGCTAGTAACACCTGTTGAATAATGAGTAACACCTGTGATAAGACCACTGAAACTACCACCGACCCCACCACCTGTATGCCAAAACCCTTCATTACCTGCTCTCGCAGATGCCTTGCTATATCGACTATCATTAGTCCCTGTATTGTAACTAGGATCTCTCAAATGAGAAATCGTACTTGATGAACTGTTAAATACGCCATCTTTGATTTTAGCCTTTGAATAACCTGTTGAGTTTTGGTAACGAGTGTTCATCAATGTGAGTATTTCATCATATTCTCTGTCAACAGTGTCTAATGGATCAATCCACGTCAAGTAGAAACCATGTAAGATGTTATCAGATACCAAAGCATCATCGTTGAAATCTTGTGATACACCTGTTACGCCTGTTAGGTTGTTACTGCTAATTCCTGTGTATTCAATTCTGATACCGTTTATGCTTACTGAACCACTTGACTGTAAGCCACTTGTGCTTGTTAGTGTAATAGTGTTAGCACCTTTCGATACGGCACCATTAAGAGTAGTCTCAATTTTGAAATCATAAACGTAGTAGTAGTCTGTGAACCCAGCATTATCACCACTGTTTGTTCTTGCTCTAACCATTCCTACATGATTTACTGTCCCATCAGTATCAAAACATGTTTTAGGCCAACTAAAGCAATTTTCTAATTTCACAGAAAGGTCGCCACTATCAATATAGTGTTCCGCATTGTTTGAGTGGGGTGCGGATTGATTTTCGGCATCCATAATTGTTGCCCTGTTCAGTATTCTATGTTCGTTGGCATGTTGAACTGATTCAACTTCATGGGTATCATGTTGTGCCATAGCCTTGTCCCAATAGTTGTCAAGTAAAATTGGATAACCTTCTGTTTCTACGAAGTAGTCAGCAAGATCTTTTCTACCACCTGACCTCATCCACGAGTTACCACCGTTATTTTCTGTATTCAGATTGAAGAAAGGTGAAGTGTCGATAATCAAAAACGAACCACTTTTTTTGGCCCAATCAACACCAGATCTTGCGCGACTATTCCCACCCGTTGTTCCCCAATGGGCCGCAGTAGATGGGTCATGGGAAGCATCAATCTCCCAAATATCAATATCTTCACCTACTTTCAACTCTAGCCAATTTTCACGAGTGTTAGATTCCTCATCCAATAAATCATTTGATGATACTAAATTGAATGAGTAATTATCTGACAGTGGATAAACAATACCAAAGTCGCTCTCTTTAGTAAGACCATCAGCATCATCCTTACCATTGTTCCTCATATCAGAGAACATAACCCAAATGTGCTTGAAATCGTTACTCATCATTCTTGGTTGAAGCCCAACAGTGAGATTACCTGTGGTAGTGTATTCATTGATTAGTTGACCGGATGGGAAGTTGATTGTGATTTCAAATGTAGAGCAAGTGCCGCTAACAGGTATCTTTACTACTTTCATTTTGCGACCACTAACGGTTGCCGGTGCGCCCGCAAACAAAACTTCTTCACTGACATATTCAGGATCGTTTTGAATGCCACTTGATTTTAGGGACACAGTTTGTAATGTAAATGTGTTTGTAGTAGGTGTTGAGGAAACACGATAAACCTGTCTTGAGTCAACTCTAGGCCCCGATCCGTCTGACATATTGTGATGGACAGTGCCATGACTCATAAGCCCATAACCCCATGTTGTGCCTCCACCACTAGGTAATGATGAGCCACTACTATAGTCAGTAGAAACACCAACTTTACAGTTACGAGCATAACCACTTTCAGTAAAACTGTGTAGCATGACATAATCACCTACGCTATATCCGTGACTTGCGCAAGTAAAGTTTGCTACTGCGCCCGATGCCGCGACATTTGTAACGTCTTTGTCATTAGCATGGGTAGCACTTGTAATTCTGAAAGACTCGGTATGTTTGAACAAATCTGTTATGTGAGTAGCACTTTGTATCATTGATTGGTAATTACCTTTGTATTGTTGAATATCCCAAACACATTCTTTTTTGTCATTTATTTTTTGAAGTTGAATGTAGTCTTTTGCACCGTTATGACTGTAATTTGGATTGTTACTCATCGGCCGAATAGTCATTGAAGTTGTTCCACTACCTATTGTCTGACCACTACTCAAGTTATTCATTGTCCAACTATTGTAACCTTTGAATATGTTTGGTAGATGATCTGGATGCCCATTCAAAATACGAGCAAACTTTTGTTTGAACCAATTAGATGCGCAAATATCACGGATTCTTTCTGCATGGATAGAACGATTTTCAATTGTTTCTCTTGCCACACCTGTTGGTAGAGTGCCTGTTTGCCATGCGTCATCTACGCTATTTGGCCCATCCTCATCCTCATCGTTATACATTTGGATTGGGTGTGCTGAATGCAAAGCCATTCTCTGATCCGTAGTTTCCTTATAGCCGCTAGTTCTATCAAATCCTAATCCACTATTCTTTGCTACCAAAACCCTACCACCTAACAACATACTGTTTCGTAGTAGTTGTAATTCAGAAGCCCTTTGGTTCCAAATGTTGGTATTGTTATTTCCTGAAGTCAATGCTTGGGTATTTACTGCATTTAGAAGTTCTTTGTCAAGATCTGCGCTTACATCATTAGACGTAATTTTTAGGATTTTACTTTGCTCTTTGTTGCCTTGTTTTATCTCCAATTTATTGATCTTACCTCTCCATAAAGGGCGACCAAAATAATTATGTTGGTCTGCATTGTTTCTGAAGAGCATCAATTCACTATCATCGTAACTAAGTGTTTGTAAGAATCTTGTTTGGATTCCTGTGGCATGTTCGTTATTATCATCTTCAATATCAATAGTTACACTACTTGCGGTATTCACACCAGCCTGATATTGCATACCCAAAATAAAGGGTTTTTCATCACCGGATGGAGGGTCTGTTAACGGTGTGTAATGAGAAACTCTGTCAATAAGAGTTGTGTAGAGACAATCTTCTTGGTCATCATTGGCTTTAATCCCTAAATCCCAACCGTAGATATTGTGCATGTCAGGATCCCATGCTTCGCCATCTAAAGTTGTCCCCATATCCCATGTAGTCCCTTGCTTATCACCGTCGATATACACCTCGTATTTCTGTGTAGTAAAATTGAATACAAAATCAATATCCCACCATAAATGGTCAAGACTTTGGTTAGCCCAATCATCAACTGTTTTGGTGCTTTGAACATAGAGAGACTTCAAACCCGTTGCACCAATCATAGCACTTGCGCTTGCGTATGTCCCATCCATACCTGTCCCATCAGAAGGATTGAACTGCCATTCTGCTACATAGCCAGCAAAGGTGGCGTTTGTTGCATGAGTGGCACCGTACATACCATTAGCATCATATCCGATAGAACTTAATGTGACATCATCATGGTTCCCATCAAAACCAATTCTAAGTCTATATGTCCCATCAGCCTCATCAATAGTAGCAAGATTATGTCTTCTTGCATCCGTTCCTGTAATAGCGACTTTACCATGCGCCCATGATAATCTGATACTAAATACATCATTAGTCCTAAGTTTCATAGGGCCTTCATACGCAATGATAGGCCAATAATCATCATCACTGTGTGTTCTAGTCCCATACCCTGCACCTACATTGAAATCTGTTTGTGGGATATAGGACTGACATACCAAAAATGGCTTACCTGCTGATGAATAAATTGGTCTCATTAAGGCAATAGGCCCCCAACCACCTGCTTGCCCACCACTAGCACCACCAACACTATCGGGGCTTGCATCTGTGGGAACCAATTCACCTGAATACACACCTGCTAGGTTAGTTGACTGAATCCACTCACTTGAAACTGCGTGTTGACTCTTTCCTCTATCTTCATGTAACCAATTAGAGTTCCCTTCATCCATCCTCTGAACATTACTACGACCATAGGATGCCTCTCTGATACCTGTGGGAACCCAATATCTCCCTATTGTGTTAGCCGGTTCACCCGGCGCGTTAAATGTTCTTGAGGATTGCATAGAATCGAGACCATTAGCAAACCACATGTAGCCAAGATCTCCCGACAGGGAACTGCCACTTGTAGATTCTCTGTAACGGTATCTGTTAGAGTGAGCATTTGAGTCGGGGTAAGTCAAGCGAACACGGCCGGGATAATCGTTAGGATGTAGTCGAATCGGATCATGTGTTAACCACTCATGCACACCATTATTGTGCAAGTAATATCCAGCCGCAGTCGATGTGGCGTGGACTGATACACTAGAACCATCACCTTTTTTTCTTTCTACGATCGAGTATCTGTATCTGTGATTCATTGTGGCTTCCCCATTCATGGGGTTGCCAAAGTGGGAATTAGCATGAGTAATTGTTGTTGACATTACATCGTCTAAATCATCACTTACACATCTTGCCGCCGTAAAATCATCATAGTAGTGTGAAACCCACCATGTAAAATCGCCATTAACATTCTTTCGCATTCTATTCCCTCTTTACTCTGCTATACTGATTGCCGCCGCAACATTTCTACCTGCTAGGTGCGCATCTATCGCGGCTACAATTAACTCTGCGGCTTGATCTGGATTGAAAAAGCCGTGGAATCTATTACTCACAATTACTTCTTGATGATTATACAGGGTGCCAACACCTTGTTGAATGACGTTCTTGTAAAGGGAACCTGTTAAGTTACCCAACTTCCCTCCGTAGAACAACTCTTCTCGCTTTTCAGCAAACTCTTCAATAAGAGTCAATGATCTTCTCGACGCTTCAGTAATTGTCTCTTCCCAATTATCGACAGTATCGTCGGGAGGGGATGCCGCCAAACCTACATAATATGCCAATTCATCGAAGTTTTTTGCGCCACTCGCAACGATAATATCATAAACATCTTGCCACTCACCAGCAATTTGATCCATTTCACCCATTTCACCGGATTGATGCAGTTCCCCACCTGCACGGGCATATTCCGCAAACATCAAACGCTTCCACTCATCATCGTAAGTGCTGGTTGTTAAAATATCTTTCAAAGACCATTCTGCTCTACCAGCCCATCCGGGTTGGTTAGTCATTTTAGTTTCACCCCATTCTTCCGGCAATGCTTCCAGATCAAGCATACCCTCGTTATACAGAGCAAGTTGAGCATCAAATAATGCCGCCTGTTCCTCAAACCACCGTGTTCGGTTTCCACCACCTTCAGTCCCCGGAATATACTCTTCAAGAGTAGTTGACATCATTGCCCAATTAGCATCCCAATTACCCATCCACCCGCCGGTGTCTGTCGTCCTCCATTCTTCTCTTGCGTTTTTGAAATCAATAAGTCTTTGCATTTTATCTTCATCAGCCAGAATATCAGAGTAGTTTTGCGCCTCTTTCATATCAGTAACACGAGCAAGTAATCCTAATTCAACTTCTAAAGCGGAGATCTTTTGGTCAATAATTGCCTTCGCCCCTTCGTCAGCATCTTTAGCCATGTCTTTGAGCATGAATAATTCTCGTTCCATAGCAAGTTCATCTTCTCGCATCTGTTCAAGACTAACGTCAGCAAACTTTCTAATGCCCTCAACCAATTCATCTACGCTTGTAGCGGCATATTCTGTAGCCACCGCAAACTCTTCAATTTCATCAGTAGCACTTGGTAGGAGGACTTCTCCCAAAAGCATCAAAGCACCACCGAGGACAACACCTCCTAAAGCCATACTCAAGACTCTAGCCGTTGTAATTGTAATGTTCATTTGTCTAACCATCTTAACCATAGCCACAACTGAATATCCCATAGTAGCAACCATAACCATCATTTGGCCTTTCATAGCAGTAGCCGTATCACCAAACATACCCATGACCATTGTAACAGACATAAGACCTCCCATCATAGCCATCTGCCCTACGGCGGCTTGTTGTGATGACTGTGCCAATGCTAGATTCCCTTGCTCGGCTTGTTTTGCGGCCCACGCATTTCTGATCTTAGAGATTGCATCCTTATCTTGTGCGACAGTCTGCAATGCTTGAATACCTGTCGCCTCTAACATGGCAACGATATTATTTTCTTCAAGTATAATGTTCTGTGACGTTAAGTGGTTTTTTTGCGCTTGAACGGCATTAAGCACAGTTTTACTTTGCGTAGTATCAGCAATAACATCTAAAATCATCATTTCTAAGTTAACTTCTTGTTGCTTCATTCGCATTACTGCGGAAATAGCGCCCATTTCCTCATAAGCAAGATTAACCCCACGCTTCTCTAATTCGTTATTGATTATTGCTTGCTCATTCTTTTTCATAGCCGTTATGAGTTCAGCATTAGTCATGTGCGCAAGATTACCTTTGAGTTGACCTTGCTCTCTAAGTAAAGCACCTTGTTGCAATAATTCTCCTCTAGTCATTTTCTCCGCATTTGCTGAAAAGACACCTAGGTTCAATTCTTGTTGCCTTTGTTGTAATTCAAGACCTCTTGTTTGGATAATTTTTTGCCTTTCCTTTAACATTTGTTGTGCTTGTGCTAAATCCATTTGACCATAAGTTGCTTCGATCGCTTGGACTTGTATTTTTTGCCTCAATGTTTCAACTTCCATTTGACCATTTTTTAACGCATCTTGTTGCCAATGATTTTTAATTTGTTGTCGGTTAATTCCGATTCCTTCAAGATAAGCAATATCTGATTTCAAAGCCAATTCTAGTTCAGTTATTTGAACAATTTGGTCTTGGTTCATTCGTATTTGTAGTTGGTTAGCGGTTTGAATCGAGTATAATTCATTTATTCGTTGTGTTTGTTTGGCTTTTTGTAATCCTAACATCAATTCATAAGTTGTATTTTGTGTAGTGAAAGCCTGACCTCTACCCATTATCTGATAGAAAGTGGACAGTTCTGTTGTGATAGATCTTTGGACTGCTAGGAATGTTTGGTATGCAATAACCATGTTGGCGATATTGAGAGCGGCATTGTAGAACCCACCGAAAATCTTCATCATTTCGTTGGCTCTGATAACACCTGTAAATAGATGAGCAGTAACTTTACCTAGACCCATTTGCTCTTTGTCTAACAAGGGAAGGATAGCCTCATAGTAACCAATCTGCACTTCTCGCATTGCGGTAAGAGCGGGGATCATTTTTTCAGCCAATAGAGTTTTTCGATTCTCTAATTCAGCATTCACTAATTTGAGTTGGAATTGTTCGTTAAGCAATCGCTTATTCCTTTCATCCATTGCTGGGAATAATTTGTTGTGTGCATTCTCTTCTAACTCAAATAGACGTTGCCTATTCTCCATCAATTTGATAAAACGGACATAGTGACGATTACCTGCTACTTGTTGAGCAAGGTTCTGTTGTTGTGATTCCGTCATGCTATCCCAATGTGGGCCTAACTCACGTATAATTTGTGAAAGTGGTTTGTTTGCACCTGTGGCTTCATCTGTAACTGACACATATTCATTTAGAGCAGTAGCCGCACCACCAATATCCGATCCTAACCTAGCGTAAATCATACGTAAAGCACGGCCACCTTTACCTTGTTCTTCACCAGCCTCAATTAGAAGGGCGGATTGTGCCGCCATGTTACCAATTGATTCACCCGTCAAGTGCGCCTGTGAAGCATATTGATTCATAACTTGGATGATCTGATTCATAGTAGCGGCACTCGTATTCTCAACAGAGTTTAGAGAGTCCATCATGTCAATTGAGTTATCCCAAAGAACCTGTCGTTGTTGTTCAACACTCATTGCGTCATATTGGGCTTTTGTGTTTTCACCCATCATAAAGTTTGTTTGGGCCTGTAAGTTAATCATCTTCTTCATGGCATCTTCGGTTTCCATACCACCAATTAGACCGAAAACCATACCCAATTCAGTTCCTTCTGCTACTTGATCTTCCCCAACAATACCCGACAATTGAGCCATACGGGAACCTGCTGACAAGGCTTGGTCTGCGGCGAAACCGTATGCTTCACCTATCCCTATAATTTGATTCTGTGTCTCTTGCATTTCTGCTTCAGATACACTTTGGAAAAACTTCTCAAACTCAATTCTTGAGTCTGTAATGGCGGTAGCCATCCCATCAAAGGCATTTATCGTTTCAGATATGCCCATTGTAATCATTTCAAGACCTTCACCAATACCTGATAGAGCGTCAAGCATTGCGCCTCTAATCATCAATTGTTGGGTCTTTGCATCTTTGATAAGGCGTTGCGTCTGATAACGCACCATAACGTCGAAGAAAATACGGCTTACACCCTGACGAACCATGCTTACGCCTCCTTCATTACGCTATGAAACCACCGTCTTTTAACAGTTTCAGTGCTTCATCATCCGAAACTTCTTGTCTTGCGGCACGTTGTTGGTTTCGTCTTGCTATCGCACCCTTAGCATCCCTTTTCCCTTTCCCTTTATCAATATGCTCTTGCACTTGATCGGAAATCTCAGATGCAACGGCTAGATCTAACTCAAGGCGGGCTTGGCCCCCCTCACCGTGGTATCTATCATACAAGTCACTTGCCGTCAAACCCTTGTAGGTTTGACATAGTGAAGGGGCTACTCGCATGATTAAGCCAAAGGGATTGCGCCTTCATCACTGTCGCCACGAACAAATGATAGAATGTCCCTCAATTCTTCACTTGTTAGGGTGTTGGCATCAAACTCTTCTGTTAGAACACAACTAGGCAACCACAATTCTGCTTGTCTAGCGATACCTCCACCGTTCTCGTCCAACAATTCGATAAACTCGATATGTTGGTCGTCAGTCCATTCTGAAGGGTCATCACCAAAGTGTCTGCACTTTCGGATTACACGAGCCTGAATAGACTCTAACTTCATTTTCTCAAGACCGGATGCTTGGCGCACCATAATTTTCTGTCCATCATTCAATTCAAACTCTTTTTTCAATACGGGCATTTTTATTTCACCTTTTCTATACTATACTATTTACTGAATCTATGCTACATTATACCACACTACGGTTAGTGTGATGTCGTTACTATCTTTTTTTCTGCTTGTATCACAAGAGATGACAACATCGTTATCATCAAGTGCCGCACGGAACGCAGTTTGGACTGCCGCCGCCGTGCCTGTAAATTGACTGACCGTAAGTTTATCGACATCTGCGATAACTGTGCCACCATTGTTCGCCATCTAAAGCACCTCAAAGGCCACCGAATGGGATTGCCGCCGATCCGGTATCGTTGAAGATAACCTTAGACATTGCGCTTTGGTTCACTCCGTAGAGAGCCGTGAAGTTTAGACTCATAGTTTGTGAGTCACGACCACTTACGTTTGCACTTGGCGCTTCCCAACGAACCTTGTAAAGTTCAATATATGTTGGGGATGTTCCATCAGTAAGGGTAATACCCAAAGCAGGGTCAGTTGCACCTGAGTTGTTAACTTCAAGACCACCTTCAGTAATCATTTGTGTGTAAGTTGGTTCTGATTCAACTGCGGTGTGGACAACCTTAGCAAACTCAACACTACCTGTGATTTCACGTAGACCGTTCATTGGTTTGCGAACGTATGTGGTGTTGCCCAATGTGCAAGCCATATCGGTGTCAAGATTCATATTCCAATCACAAGTAATTGATTTAACAAGGGTGCTTGCGGTGCTATCATTGTTGAACTTGACTTGTGCATCTGCAAAGTGCATACCGTCAACTGCCCGACCACAGAATACAGTAGCATTGTCAATTGCGCCTACTGCTGATTCTGCTTTTCCAACATAGTCTGCACTAACCATAATGTATTCGTTTAGACTTGCACTAATACCCAATCGGTTAATGCACATACCTGTGTAGGTGTGTTCCTTTTCGTCACGACCTACTTTCATAGTAAATGAAGGTAGTCTGTGTGTGTTACCTTCTGTAAAAGTGTGTGTTCCGCTACTTACTGCTGGGACAGAGGAACCTGTTCCTCCATAAACACCATACCAATGGCATCCCATGAACATATCTGCTTGCATAGCAAAGTTAATTCCACCTTCAGAGTATTCCTTACCTTGCTGACTCTTTGCTTGCCCAAATCGGGACATATCTGATCGGTATAGAACCTCAAATTGATGGGTAATTGACTCATCATCAACTTCACCACCGATATAATCAGGTTGTCCGGCTACTGCATCATAATCTGTCATATCGGAAGCAGTTCCGTAGATCTGGTTTGCATCTGTTAGAGTTGCCGCAGAACTTGTTTGTTCCGGCACGAGTTTTACATATCGTAGTGCGAATTGGTTTGCCAAAGTATCACCTAGTGGTGCTTAGTGGTCATCTGATACTTAAACGTATCATCTGTGCAACATGTTCATACGGCGCATATAGGTGAAGCCGATCTCATGCACACATACGACTTCATCGTTATCATGTTTCGTATCAAACTTTGCATAGTATGAAATCAAAGAATCAGTGGTGCCATTTAAGCCTGTGTTCTTGAATACCTCATCAAACACTTCTCCCATAATATCAGCACCTACCCTATATGAATCCTTGTAGTCTGAACCTTTTGTTACGATATACAATGTGAGTTGATATTGATGCTCAATACGAGTAGCACTTAGAGTAGCAAACTCAGGCGCACCCAAATCTGTTAATGTGACATAAATTGCAGGTGGCGCAATGCGCGTAGTCATGTTTGAGGATAGATCATATCCATAGATAATTGATGAATCATGGACATGAGTTTTAAGGTATGGCTTTGTAGAATCTCTTAGAAGTTGAACGGTATTGAAGCCCATTTGTAAGAGAGTATTCGTAGTCCAATCGCTCATTGACATCTCATCAGGACTAAACGCACCTGCATCTGAATAGTATAGAGCATTCCATGTAACTGTGCCGGAAGAATTGCCCCACTTTGCTTCTTTGGTAGATCCTGATGCACCGGCTACACTAAGGTAATTTGTTGCACCATCATCATCTTCGATGATTTCACGCATATACAGTTTGGCGTTACCTGCGGAATCAAGAGTAAGTCTTAGAACAAGAGGAATAGGGTCATCCCCTTCGCTTGCGTCAAGGTCAAGGTCGCGTGTGGTAACTGTGGTTGCACCCACAAGATCTAACTTATCTAGTGCGCCCTTCGATCGAACTTCAACCTTCTTTACACCATTATCAAGACTCATTAGGACTGTGCCATTACTAGGGATAGCACCACTGTTGCTAAATGAGAATACTGCAACCATAGTATAGGCGTTACTTGTGGGTGTTTGTGTGTAGTATTCGTTAGCGGTGATAACCCAATTATTGTTAACGGCAGAAGATGTGCCTGTAACACTCTTTGTCCATTGTGTTTGTCCGTCACCTACAAGGGCAGTCGGATCCTCACCTGTCATACGAGCAGTCCAAAAATCTGTTGTTGTTGCTATTGCCATATTATTTCCACCTTGCCTTTAGTGATTCTTTGAAACTCATATCTGCGGTCTTTGGTCTTTGGGATCTCACATAACTTGACATTGTTCTTTGTTTATCATCCAAACCCATTTTTAATGCCTGTTTTTTGAACTCATGTCTAAACAATGATTCTTCACGTAAATAGTGTTTGTAGGCCGCTTTTACACTACCCATTGTTCCTTCTGCAATTGCTCTTGTCATTGCTCTAACACGATAACCTGCTTCTTCTGCTACTTCAAGACCAAAATAATCCAAATAGTTTAGTCCGGGGATTACTGCATAACCACCTTGTGTTTCTGAAAGTTTTGATTCTTCGTAAATATGAAGAAAGGCAGTAATATCATCACCTTTGCTTCCGGGTGGTAGAGGAACGGCAGATCCTTGTTTATGACCTTTCGCAGTTTTTCCACCACGTCCTTTAGTCTTGAAATACTTCGCCCACGGCACTACTTGAGTCGAAAACTTACTACCTACTCCAAACTCTTTTCCTGTTCCTGTTTGTAAAGCAGATGCTTTGAAGAATCCTGTTTTTGATTTTATTCCTTCTTTAGTCCCACCGGAAGTAAGAGTGTATTTTTTACCACCCAAAGCGGGTTTTACATCCAAACTATCGGCAACATCTCTAGCCATTTTGTGGTAAGGGCTACCTACAACTGCCTGATGACTTACAATGTAATTTTTAGTTTTGAGAAGTGCTTTATGCGCACCTTGACCCATAGCCATTTTGTATAACATTTCGGATTGTTCCCAATTCTCAACAGTTTTGGCGATTGCTCTGTCGTCTACGTGGACAACCATAGCGGTGCCTTTGAAGTTCAAATTGATTTTATTTGCAGTCATCCCACCTTGTGGGACTCTTGCGCCCATTTTGAAAAAACTTGTTTTACCACGACGAACCATAATTGCACCCCCTAATCAACTGTTCCGAGGTGTGCGATTCTCCTTAAGTTTGTGTTGCCTCGTCCACGAAGTGTATTGCTTCTCAACCCACCATCTAAACCACCATCTTGGAATACTGCTTCATCCTCAAGGTAATATGCGGCGGCGAGATCTGCACAGATTTCTCTTAGAATATGAGCAAACTCCCCTTCTTGAACGGTCACACCTGTTGCGTGATCCGCAGACAGTCCTGTGACACCTGTAAGTTGGTTTGAAGATTTACCTGTCCACGCAAATGAGTCTCCATCAATGTTACCGTTACCTGCCGTAGCAAATGCGCTACCTGAAGCCAAATCAACGGTTGTGGAACCTGCGGCATGTGCGCCATCAAGTGTGCTTTCACCTGTCTCTCGGCTCGGCGCATCACGTCCAAAATATCTGAACTCTTGGTCAATATCAATTGTGGCACGACGAATACCCGCATTGATACGGGTTGCGGCTCGATCGCGTTGGCTTGCATTCAAACCTAAACGTGAACCAACATCTGCGGCACTACAATAATACACCATTCAAATCACCTTACTCTACGTCAGCCAAAATCATTTCTGCATCTTTTTTCGTTTCTTTTGCTTTGTCTGCAACATCGTCAACAGTGTCAATCAGTTCGTCAAGGGTAATTTTACCATCAGCCATTACTGCCTGATACTTCTTTACGCCCCAAACGGCGACACCAATTCCCAATACTGCTAGTCCAGCATACATTTCTATGTCCATTTCTATTCCTCCCAATACTCAATTTGGATTACAGACCCAAATGGAATGAATGTGAAAGCATCCTCCATACCTAGCCTGTAAATCTTATAGCCGTGTTCTGTCTCTTCAATGTTCACCTTCGTATAGCACCTTTCGGGTGGTCTATACACTATTTTTCCTGTTCTTTTTGTCATTTTACTCACTCATCCATGCTGAGATCTGTTCATCTGTGGGTGCTTCGCCCCACTCTGCGGGCCAATTTTGCCTTTTGAAATATACACCGTCGCCTTTATCTTCTACTAGATTAACCCATAGTGGGTCAAAATCAGGATAGTTTTCCATCAATACTTGTTCCATACTTTTACTCATTACAATACCTCCATAATACTCAAAAATGTTTGGTTAGGACTTGTTGCGTTACCAATAAGATTTTTACCTGAACCTCCATCGTGGTAACAAAATAACTGAAGATAATCACCTTTGACTAATTCTAACAAAAGAGTCCCATTAGAAATCCATGATGAGTCTTTACCATAGTTTCCTCGATAAACACCTGTCGTGTCTCCATTTTTTTGTAATTGGACAATTACTGAATGAGAAGAAGTTACATATCTAACTGTTGCGCCCATTGCCACAAGATACACACCATTACGTGGCACTACCCATTTACGATTTGTATTATCCCATGCGCTTGCAGTATCAAAATCAACAGTATCAAGTGGACATATAGTGTAAGCCGCGCTTGTGGCAAAGTTTGTTACACTTGTTCCGAGAGAGATATGTGCGTGATGCGGTGTTCTGTTTTCGCTAGTTAACAAAGATAGAGGGGATCGGTAAAGTCCGGGGGCTACTTGAGCGAAGTTCCATGAACCTTTGATTACAGGTGCCTTCACACTTTGGATTTCAGCACTATGTGTTGCGTTATATGCTGGGCCTTTGAGAACACACCCATCATCAATTTCAATAGATTCGCATGTGAGTATATCCCCTTCACCTAAAGTGACTTTGTGACCTGCGGTTGAAGCATGTGCTTTTATCTTTCTGATCTTGGAGACAAGATTACCATAAGCAGATGAATATGATGATGAACCTGTTACGGGAAGAGCAAAACCACCGCTTGAGGCTTGGAAATCCCATGTAGAATATCCAGCATCAAATAACGGAATTGTGCAAGTAAATCCAGCGTCACTTGTAATTTTGAACTCTTTGGCACCATCATCTGTTTCTGTAGTTGTAGATGCGGGTTGGAATGTAATTGGGTTGCTTGAACGACCCACGATATTAAGTGAATAGAATGTTGCTTTTGCATTGTCATAGTAATCGAATGTGGATGAAGTAGGGGCAGAGTATTGTGGTCGGTAGTTGACTGCCGTTCCTGAAGCACCCGTAAGCGATACATTGGGGTAAGGCCCATCATCAAAATATGTTGGGTTTTGTGTGTTTGCATACGCGTATGTCAAATGTTGTGGATTAGTGATTCTTGCATATTGGCCGTTTTTAACCATAAACATACCATAGCCACTTGCGGCACTTGTTGTTAAATTAACAATTGCACCAGATCCACCGGCCTTAATATCACCATTAAGAGTAAGTCCTGTTCTAGCAGTAATTGACTCACCTGCGGCGATATTAACACTACCGCAAAATGTACTTTTGATTTCAATTTCTGAAAAATCAGCACCGTTATCCATATCACAATCTAATCTCATTCTAACTTTGAAAGATCCTTTAGCACCGGCCAAAGATACTGCCGAACCTCCCGAAGAGGCGGCTAAGGAAATTGTGTTAGCATCAACGGCAATGATATACATGTCTGTTCTTCCGGCAATAGCAGTTGGATAACTTGCGCCGGTGCCTGAGTTTTCCATAAGCCAAACAATTGCATTTGTTGAAAAACCATGACTATTGATTGTAATTCTATTTGTTGAGAAATCAATGTTTGTATCATCAAAACTGTGGACTGCCATTGTTAATGCGCCATCGAAAACTACTTTGTGTGAACCTCCGGCACCCGGATTGACACCGTGGCCCGCGCTACCCATATCTCCTGACACAGTTGCCCAATTTGTGGGTTCATCTGATAAAGTTGAAGCCGCACCTAACCAATAATATGTTGTCATACTTTCACTCTTCTAATCTCGTATTGGTCTGATGGACATAGAATGCCGCACCACCCTTCTCTGCAACTAACTCATAGGCATCTTCAGCCCTCTTTGTGAATACTCTAAGTTGGTCTCGGAACCTTTGGTCGTTAACCTTCTGCTCATTTGGATCAGGATAGTAGGTAGGGATTGTGTCAATCATTACCGTTAGGCAATCGACACAAACTAACATTTTGATAGCGGATTCTTGAAGCGTAGTTGATGGTGCGTTATCTGCGGTAGCACCGAATAGTGAGGAAGATCTTACGACCTTACCTACTTCTGCCGTTCGTATTGTGATATACTCACTGATTGTGCCTTCGTTTAGACCACGAGGTCGATTGAGAAGGTCACGAATCTGTGTCGTCGTTACTGCCATAACCTAAATCCTCCTTTTTGTGATTCCAACCCAAAGGCCAACGTTCATTGTAATCTTCAGGAACATCCATGACAACTGCGTCATTTGGAGGTTTCGGTGTTCTACCCAATACAAAGACCATTTGAGTCTTGATTAGATCTGTAGCCATTCGACTGTTTGGAATCCAATAAGTCTTGCCTTTCTCAAACAAAGATAACGGTGTATTCGACTTTACAGACGGTGGTCTGACAAGACGGATCAAGTAGCCTTTGCCACCTCGCCAATAGCGAAGCCTGTGGCGTAGCAACTCAATAGTCGCTTCTTTTGCTTTATCGGGAACCGCAATTCCTACTTCTTTCAACGCTGAAATCAATCCGGCTTTAGATGTGCGAGTCACTTACAACCCTCATTCCTTTTTTGCCTTTTTGGACTTCTTCGCCTTCTTTGCTGGTTTTGCGCCAACGCAGACCCAATGCTTACCGTCGATTTCGACAGTAATGCCGGATGGTTCTGTTGCTAACTGATACAATTTGCCTTCGTGTTCTAACTCTTCAGTCAATTAAAACACCTCAAGCGCACTTGTAACCGTGAACAAGAACAATGTGTGGGTTCAAGTCGTCGCCTGTCCCATCGACTGTGGTAACTCGGAGTGTAGCACCTGCGGCAACTGTAATGTTTGCAGTTGTTAGGTTAGCCGAACGCACGATGTCACCTGCGCTACCTGATACATCAAGAGCGGCGGTGATGTGGTTACTACCTGTTCCGTTGGTTACACGGACTGTATCGCTTGATGCACCTGCGCCGGTCATAA